CATGCGCTGCGAAAGGTTGCTTCTTATGTGCTTTGGCCTCTCAGTTCTAAGAGGCCTGACGTCGGCACATATAAGCATGGACCCGGTGCAGTCTACGAAGCGTTGAGTGTCAACCAGAAATGGTCGGCACTGTCTACGGCCGTTAAGAACGCGGCTTTCGACCTTGAGGCGTATGGCTATGACTTTCATGAGGTATCCCTTTCTGATCTTTCGGAAAGGCTCATGAAGCCAGAGTCGACTCCACAAGCTTGCTTCAGTAGATTGGCTTCGAGCAGTACGGCGAGGTTGATCAGCGTTCCGAAGAATTCTTCTTCGAGACGTACGATCACTGTCGAACCTATGTTGAACCAATTTCGTCAACAAGGTTTGAACACCTTACTCAGAGAATCAATCTCTGAGTGTAGAGTGTTACAAAAATGCCTCGACCTTACCGACCAGAGCAAGAACCAAAAACTTGCTTTGGAAGGCTCCCTCCATGACAACTGGGCAACCATCGATCTGAAATCCGCGAGCGATCTTTTATCAGTTAAACTGGTAGAGATCGTTTTTGGAAATCAGAGGTCTTTCTTTGACCTTATGATGGATTGTCGTTCTGTGAGTGTTGAATGTGACATTGAAGCCACTTCAACACTTCACAAATTTGCCGGGATGGGTAACGCATTAACGTTTCCTGTTCAGAGCATTTGCTTTGCGGTAGTCTGCATAGCTAGTATTCTGAACCAATTGGGCAAAGCGCCCGATTACTGGAACGTTGTGCGCGCTGCTCGATGTATCAGAGTGTTTGGCGATGATATCATCGTTGACACTCGATACGTACATCAGTGTGTGAACTGGCTTGAACGTGCTGGTTTAAAAGTCAACACGTCCAAGAGCTTTCTTGGAGGAAACTTCAAAGAAAGCTGCGGTGTCGAAGCATTCAGGGGAGTTGACATAACTCCTCTGTATATTCGGCATCGTCCAGAACAAACCGAGACAAGTCCAGAGCTTGTTGCTGCTTTTGTTTCCCTAAGTAACCAAGCATGGTTACGCGGGTTATACAAGTTAGCAGACACCTTGAAAGAGAACGTTGAAAATCGCTTGAGAAGGCGACTTCCGCTAGTATCTTCCAGGTGTGGCGCTCTGGGCTGGGTTTCACGTCTTGATTCTATGAACCCACATAAGTGGTGTCATAAAACACAACAGTTTTTAACAAGAACTGTTGCCCTGGTCCCTCTGAAAAGGAAGGATCGGCTTGACGGGTACCCGGCACTACTCAAGTTTTTCCACGTCCCACTTTTGGGTCGGGACAAAGATCACTTGAGCAGGACCGCCATGCGGTATAAAAACCGCTTGGTGTCCCGGTGGG